TGCGAAATGGATGACGTAAGCGAGACGATTTTCGCCAAAATCCGCCATTTGCAGGACACATACAACGATACGCTTTCCGATCAGGCGTCTATTATCGGCGACTATCGCAACGCTTATTTGGTTGTCACCGGCGTCGAAGTGACCGACGAAATCGCTAAAAAGATGGACGATCACGGGCTTTTGAACCTGCCGGCAAACAAAAATGCTGATGTTCATTGGCTGATGAAGGAAATGAACGACAGCTATATTCAGAATACGCTTGACGACCTGCGAAACGCCATGTATAGCGTCTGCAACCATATTGACGGAAACGAAAAGCTCCAGAGCAATACAAGTTCTTTGGCGATCCGCTCGCGCCTAATCTTCTTGGAGCAGCGCGCAAAATCCATGTATGACTACATCCAAGATGCAATCTATGACCGTATCGAACGATTATTCGAGTATTTGGCACTGAAAGGGCTGGACTACAACGTCAGCGACATTCAGATCAATTACACGCCTAACGTGCCTACGGACATTATGACGATTGTGCAGGCTATTTCTCAACTTGGCGACAAGCTCAGTACGGAAACGGCGCTTTCGCTGTTGCCGTTCATTGAGAATCCGTCTGTTGAGATGGAGCGCATCCGAAAGGAACGCGAAGAGGAAGAGACGATCGACCTTGACGCGATCGACGAGTGAGGTGTCGCGGCATGAGCTTAGAGCAGGAAGCGCTTGAGATTTACAAGAAAGCAGAGAAAACCGGAGCAAAAACGACTCGCAACGTGCTATTGCAGTATAAGCGTGCCATGAATGACATCTTGACGGAAATCGCAAAAATTTCATTGGAATACACTGTAAACGGTGAAATTAAGATTTCAAAAGCGCAACGCGCAAAGGCATTGTTGCAGCTTGCCGTGCGTCTGAAAGAAGAGTGCCGCGAGCTGGCCGAGTATCAGACCGACGCGACGACCGCGACAGTGGAAAAGGTGCTTGATGACGTCTATGTATCTACGGCATACACCATTGACAAGGGTATCGAGATAAACAAATCCTTTGCGATGCTCAGCCGTGAGTTCATCGACACAGCGCTCAACTTGGAGATTGACGGCAAAACCTTCTCTAACCGCATTTGGGATAACTGCGGGGAGCTGGCAAACCGCGTCAGGCGCGACGTGCAAAGGGCGATGATAAACGGAGAGAGCACCGAAAAGCTCGCGCGGCAAATCAAAAAGGACTTTGGAAGCTCAGCTTATGAGGCAAAGCGCCTTATCAATACTGAGGTCGCGCGCGCCGTCTCTGAGGCGCAGGACGAAGCATATAAAAACAGCGGCGTCGTGGGTATGGTCATGTGGACGGCGACTCTGGAGGATAACACCTGTGACGAGTGCGCGAGCTATGACGGGCAGTATTTCCCCGTTGGCGATCATCCGGCATTGCCGGCGCATCCAAATTGCCGTTGCGCATGTATTCCCGTCATCGAGGGATGGGAGCCGACGCAGAGGCTTGACAATAGCAAGTCTGGAATCGGCAAAGAGGTCATAGACTATACGACCGTGAGCGATTGGAAACGCTCAAAGGGGCTATAATAGCCTTAAAATAATTTGTTCAAAACGTCAGTCTGTACGACTGGCGTTTTCATTTTGAAATGAATGTGCGGGGCGCGTAAGCGAATCGCACGGGCATTATGGAGGAAAAAACAATGACTTTTGCTGAAATTATCGCTGCTATGAAGCAGTTTGAGACGACGGACGACTATAAGAAGTTTGTGGACGGGCTTTTCACGCCTGAGCGAGTCAAGGCGTTCCTTGATACGGAGGCAGGGCAGAAAGCCATGCAGCCGTATATCGACAAGCAGAGCGCCAAGGGGCTTGAGACTTGGAAGACGAACAACCTGCAGGGTTTGATCGACGCCGAGATCAAGAAGCGTTTCCCCGACGCCGATCCCAAGGACGTCAAACTTGGCGAAATGGAAGCCAAAATCGCGGCGCTCGAAAAGGAAGCGGCGCGGAAGGAACTGCTTATCAAGGCGCAGGCCGTCGCAACGGAGAAGAAACTGCCCGTAAGCCTTGTAAACTACTTCATTGGCGAGGATGAAAAGCAAACCACCGAGAACATCGGCGTGCTGGAGAAAGCCTTTACAGAGGCGATTTCCGCAAGTGTCGATGCTCGCTTGAAGCAGGGAAATCACGTTCCAAGCGACGACAAGAGCGCCCAAATGGACGGCGTAACCGCCGCATTCCTGGAACGTAATCCTGACATCAAGATCACCGACTAAAATACTAAGAAAAGGAGAATAAAATTATGGAAATCTCTGTGCGTTATAGCAAGCTGGTAGACGCCAAGCTGCGCAATGAGCTTGTCCTGAAGGACGGCGTTATCTTCAACAACTATTTCGAGGGCGATCCCAAGGCGGGCGCGGTCAAGATTCGCAAGAGCGGCAGCGCAACCGTGAACGACTATGACCGCGTGAACGGCGTCGATCTGACTTCCGGCGCTTCTCAGTGGATCACCTGCAACATCAATAAGGACAAGGCGGTCAACGAGATCGTCGACGGTTATGAGGCCGCCGCAATTCCTGACGGCATCGTTGCCGATCGTCTTGACGCTGCTACCTATGGTCTTGCTGAGGCAATGGATAAGGACGGCGCTGCAGAGCTGGTCAGCGGCGGCACCACTCTTGACACCACGACCGCCTACACCAAGTCCAACATCTACGACGGTTTTGTCGATGTGCGTCAGGCAATGTCTGAGGCGGGCGTGCCGCAGAACGGTCGTTATGCTCTTGTCAATCCTGAGACCTATGCAAAGCTGCTGAAGTCTCCTGAGTTTATCGCCGCTTCCGATCTTGGCGATAAGGTCAAGGCAACCGGCGCGGTCGGCGCTATCGCTGGTTTCGCAATCTACGAGAGCGCTAACCTTGGCGAGAAGGTCGAGGCTATTTTCGGTCATCCGAACTATGCGACGCGCGTCAAGGAGTGGAGCGTTCCGGTTCAGGTGCGTCCGCTGCAGGACAGCAAGCATATCGGCGCATCCGCCATTTCTGGCCGCATGGTGTACGGTCACAAGGTCAGCAACGCGAACGCGATTTTTGTCAAGAAGACTGCTTGATAGGAGGCGTTGCGTATGGGCGACATGTACCAAGACACCGTAACCGTTGCGGAGTGCATTGAGCTTTGCGCGGAAACAGTCAAAAAGGAATCCGGCCAAACGGACGACGATCTTGTCGCCATCAACATTGAGCGCGCCTATCTGAGCATTTGCACCTATCTTTGGTGCGACGAGCTGCCCCGACGCCTTGTGAGTGCGGTCGGGGCGCTCGCGCCTACCTTAATTTGCTTTTCTGACCGCTCTACCAACGGTTATGTCACACAGCAGACGCAGGGGAGCCGGTCGGTTTCCTACGGTTACGGCAAGGGCGCAGAGCTGGACGAGTACGGTTTGACCGCCGCAGTCCGTGCGATGCTGCCGCCGCCGAGATTGCGGGTGTTCTGATATGACAAAGTGGTTTTATGACAAAGAGTGTACGATCTTCCGTGAGGAAGGAGGACACCTTTATCACGGATCATGGGTAGAGGGCGAATTGCATGAGGTGTGTCGACCTGCCTGCGATGTGCAGCCGGTCAACAGGGAACAGCTCTATAAAGAATATGGCCTTGAAATCGACTGTTCTATCCGTATTTGGTGCGATCTGTGCGATATTCGCGTGGGGGATATTGCCGAGTATAGCGGTCAGCAATACGAGATCGTCAAGGTCATCAAGTGGGACGACTATCTTGATGTAATCGGAAAGGACTATCTGCAAAATGAGTGAGTTTACAGAGGCGGCGGACATCGTACACGCTAAAGCGCTGGAAACGATGGCCGAGGCCATGAAGATTATCCAAGCCGAGACACAACTAATTTGTCCCGTTAAAACCGGCACGCTCAGGCGCTCATACCAGAGCGACGCGCGCGACGTGGACGGCGTTATCTGCGGCGCGGTTGGTTCAAACGTAGAATATGCGGTTTGGGCTGACCTGAAACAGCCGCATTTGACGCGCGCGGTCGAAGAAAACACGCAAAAAGTGCAAGAAATGTTCACCAACGCGCTGAAGGATGGAGGCCGATAAATATGGATTTCAATACCATCCGCGAGTATCTTATCGCTGACGCCGAGCTTTATGGTATGGTCGGCGACAACATTTTCTTGCTGGAACGGCCTGAAAAAAGCGCCTGCAAGGATTATATCGTGTATAATCCCAAAGAAATGCGCAGTATCGGCGGAGGTGTCCGCGCTTATCAGCTCGATATTCGCGTTATCAGCAAGGACAAACTGAAATTACTCGCCATCAAGTCGCGGCTGGTTGATCTTCTTGACAATCACGACCGCGCAACCAGAATAAGCGACGCCGACGCTTATATCCGCAAGATCAGGCTGATTAACGGCGGAGGCATTGCTAAGGCGGAAAATGGGGAATACAACGCCTTTCTCTATTTTTACGTCATTGTTTGAAAAACCATGAAAGGAGAGAAACAACATGCACGTTGTTACTAATAAGCTGCGCGGCGGCGAAAAGAGCAGCGTTATCGTTGGTTCCGGCTATCTGTATGCAATCGACGCCGATACCATCGAAAACCCGTTCGACATGTCCGCCGAGGACGTCGACAAGCTGATTGAGATTGGCTATATTCAGGGCGACGCAACGCTCAAAGCGACTGCCGCGAGCGTTGACCTGACGACCGCAAACTATGGCAAAATCGGCAAGATCTACTCTGACAAGGAAGTTACCTTTACGACTGGTATCATTTCTTGGAATTTGGATAATGTTTCCAAGTTCCTGACTGGATCGAAGTTTGAGACTGCCGCAAGCGGAAGCCGCTATTATTACGGCGTCGACGACAATGCGCCCAAGGTGCTGCTGAAGTTCATCGCTGACGATCAGAAGGAAGGCAAGACTATCTCTATTGTCATGCCTATCGCACAGTTTCAGGGCGAGCTTGAAATGAATTTCTCCGCAGAGAATCCGGTCAGCTTCAACTATGCTTTTGACCTGATGACTGCGGTTGATCCTGCCGATAAGAAGTCCTATTACTTCTATGTCGACGAGGAAAACGTCGAGGATACGAACGATCCCGATCCCGATCCGAACAATCCCTAAAATTTGACAATACAAGGAGACAATAAAAATGGCAAATCGTAAGATTGACCTTTCCGGCCTGAAAAAGGACGACATTGAGATCGTCAGTCTGACCGGACATACCTACACTATCCCTGGTAACTTCTCCAGCGAGCTTTTCATTGAGCTTTATAAGACTTATGACGAGCTGAAAGCGCTGAAGAACACCGACATTGAGCGCGCTTTTGCAATGCTCAAAGAGTGGGCGCTTGCCATTATCAGCATGGATAAGTCTCAGCAGGTCAGTATGGAAACGGTCGAACGTGAGTTCAACGATTTCAAGGTGCTGGAAATGCTGTTGACAAACCTGCTGAAGATGGCGAACGACTGACATGATCCGCGATCTTGCCTTTATCGTCCCTGATGACCTGACTATCGCCCTTCCGTCGAAAGCGGAGGGGCGATTTTTTGTCTGTCTGGAGGGTGGGATTTCGACACGCCTGTATTTGAAGCTGTTGATGCTTTCTCAGAAATGGGAAGACCTAAGCAGCATTGAATCTATCGAGGCGGTAAAGGAAATTGCCTTAACAATTATCCGTGAGGACAGGCGGCATAAGGATATAACCGCCGCCGAAGTAGACGAGGCTATATCCGGTTTTCACGCTCTAAGAGAGCTTGTAACGGCAGTATATGGGATGATTCCCGACATGCTGAACCAAAGCGGGCTTGAAATGCCTGATTTAAGTGCCGTTGACGGCGGCGTCAGCAATGAGGCGAGCGACAGCGATCACGAAATGATGCAAGACATCGCTTTCGTCATGCGGCAGACGTCGCAAACACTCAAAGACATTCTTGATATGCCCTATGTGACATTTGCGGCATTGTTGCGCAGCTTGGTCATTGCCGAGGCCATGAAAAATCCTGACTATCGTGAGGCAATCGAAAAGCAACAGCGCGTTCAGCAACTTAAAAACGGAAAAACACGGCATACACGCCTTGATTTAGAGGGATTAAAGAGGTTTGGCGCTAACCTCTAAGATTGGGGGTGAACTATGGCAACAATCAATTTAGCGGAATATCAATATACACTTTCGCTGGATGACAGTCAATATACAAAGTCTATGGCTGAGGCGGAGAAAACCGCCGATAGCATGAAAAGCAAGGTTTCCGGCATCGGCGATTATCTCAGTACAGCGCTGACCGCAGGACTTGCGGCGGCAGGTATTGCGGTCGCTGCGGCGATCAAGTCCGGCGTCGACGCGGCGGCAGACCTACAAGAGCAGATGTCGCAGTTTCAGGCGAGTACCGGCGCAACGGCGGAAGAAGTCGAGAAAATCAACGATCTTGCTAAATCGCTGTACGCAACGAACACCGACAGCATGGAGGACATCGTTGCGACGTCAACCGCTATGATGACGCAAATGCAACTTACGACCGATCAGGTTGAGGCATTGCAACAGTCTATCATGGATTTCGCTAAGACGACAGGGCAGTCTAACACTGATGTCGTCGCCGGCGTCGACAAAATCGGCGACGCCTGGGGCATGACCGCAGAGGATACCGTTGCATATTTGGATGTTATCAAGGAATCCTCTGAACAATTTGGTACAGACGTCGCCGCTGTGACTGACGCCTTGGCTTCCTGCGCGCCGGCTGCAAGTGCTCTTGGACTTTCCATTGATGAAGTCAATGGAATGATGAATCTATTTGCAAGTAGCGGTTTGGACGCAGGGCAGGCAATGACGGCGCTTTCCTACGCTGCCAAGAAGGTTGAAAGCCCCGAAGCGTTCAAAGAGATGCTTTCGGACATTGAGGCGATCACTGACCCGACAGAACGCGCACAAGCGGCGGTCGAGCTGTTCGGTTCAAAAGCGGGTGTTGCGCTCGCAAACGTCTTTGACGGTACGGCGGCGCTGGATGAATACATCCTTACGCTGGACGAGTGTACGGGCGCGGTTTCCGATGCAAGTGCGGCGTTCGACAGCAATTTCAACGTACAACTTGAGCTTTTGAAAAAGCAATTTCAAGGTGTGACACTGGAAGTCGGCGAAAAGCTCTTGCCCGTGTTGAATACTGTTTTAGGCTGGGTTTCGGATAATATGCCGGCTATCGTCTCCACGGTGAGCGGTGTCGTCGATCAGATTATTGCATTCGTGCAACCGCTCATTGACGTCGTGCAGAGTCTTTTCCAGAGCTTTACGGACGGCGAGGGAACGGCAAGCGAGGCGTTCAATTCTCTGCAGGGTACGATTTCAAGCGTCCTGGAAGCTGTCAGCGCTGTAATTCAGGCATTTGTTGACCTTATTTCAGCGGTTTGGGACAAATGGGGAGAAGACATTATCAGCGTTGTGAGCACGGCGTTTAACAGCGCTATGACCGTAATTCAGGACGTTTTGACGCTCATTACTGATATTGTGGATGTTTTTATCAAAGCTCTTAACGGCGATTGGGAAGGGGCGTTTGAATCGCTCAAAAAGGTCGCTGAAGACGGGTGGAAAGTCATTCAGGATGTCTTTAGGGGCGTTGTGGAGCCTATTTTGGGATTCTTGAAGAGTATTCTTGACGGTATCGCAAAATGGGCGGGCGAGATGGTCGCCAAGGCAAAAGAGGCCGCAAGCAACTTTGTCAATACGACCATTCAAGGCATCAAGGATATGCCTGAGAAGATTTACAACACCATTCGTGCCGCTCTCTCCAAGGTTACGAGCTGGGGGACGGAGATGAAGAACACCGCAGTCAAAGCAATGCAGACGCTTGTTCAGGGCATCGTCGAAACGCTTTCTGACCTACCTTCTCAGATGGTTTCTATCGGCGGAAACCTTGTCAAGGGCATTTGGAACGGTATCAACGATCAAGTTGGTTGGGTGCTCAACAAGATTCGCGGTTTCGGCGATCAGGTTGTCGACGGAATCAAGCGCATTTTCGGCATTGCGTCGCCGTCTAAGCTCATGCGCGATGAAATCGGTAAAAACCTTGCTGACGGTATCGGTGTCGGTTTCGAGGAAGAAATCGACAAGGTAAACCGTCAGATCAAGGACTCAATCAACACTGAATTTGAGGTGCAATCTGACGTCGTTTCCAAAATCCGCAACAATCCGGCTTATGAAGCGGCGGGCGTTACAACCACGCAGGCAGGCGCTACAACAATTTCAAGCCCGTTTACTCTGTCCTATGGTGATATTGTCATTGAAGGGAATGCAGACGATAGTACAGTGCAGGACTTCCGCAAAGCACTTGAAGATCATGCGCACGATATTTATAACCTTGTTTTTAGCAAGGATGGGCTTGAGGTGTTCAATCAAAACTATGCGCCGACAAGAAAACAGCAAAACAATGTGCTGCAAGGAATCCATTTCAAGAAATAGGTTTTTTGTGACAGAAAGGAAACTTTATGCTCTACATTGACAAAAACGGTGATACCAAAAGCGTATCGCCTACGGAGGAATGGCGCAGCGTTGTCGGTTATTGGGTGGACGAAGACGGACAGCTCTTCAACTTTGCGGAAGCTATTGCCGCAAGGGGAGGGGAACTTATGTTCGAGAACCCGAAGCAAAAGGCGCTTGCGCTGTTTGCACTCAACTATGCGAAGCAACGCCGCGAACAGATGAAGAACGCTTTGACGGTTGAGATTGCACAGCTCGAAAGGGCAATCGAAAACCTGAAATGAATCTGAACGGAGCCGGTTACGATATGTAGCCGGCTCTTTTTTTTGCAATTTCGTGATATTTATTTCTAAATTGGAATAGAAATGACCTATAAGGGGGTTGTCGAATGAGTAAAATCACACTTTCGGAGAAAAACCGAAAGGAATTTGAAGAGCTGTTCAAGATTGGAATGTTGAAACAGCTTCATAAAGAAGGTATGCTTTCAGATGCGCAACTAAAAGAGGGAATAGCAATGATTCGCAGAAAAAATAGTTGCACATCTCAAAAGATTGCTGTATAATGCAGCCAAATACTTAACGGAGGTATTTACTAATGAGTGCAACCGTCTTGGCTCCAGACATGACAAGTATTTATGCTTTCCCGAATATCCGCAAAATTGAAAGGAAATTGCGGGTATGCGCATACTGCCGTGTGTCAACGGACAAGGACGATCAGCAAAATTCTTTTGCATCGCAACAGCGATATTTTAGCGAATATATAAAACAGCATGGGGACTGGCAATTCGTAGGTATCTATCCCGACGAGGGCAGGAGCGGAACGACAACCAAGAAGCGCGAGCACTTCAATCAGATGATTGAGGATTGCGAAAACGGCTTGATTGACCTCATTATCACAAAAGAGGTCAGCCGATTCGCTCGCAATACTGTTGATACCCTTGCAATCACACGGCATTTGAAAAAGCTGGGCGTTTATGTTATATTTGTGAATGATAACATAAATACCGGCGACAATGACGGTGAACTGCGCCTTTCCATTATGGCGACCATAGCGCAGGACGAAAGCCGAAAGACGTCGGAGCGCGTGAAGTGGGGGCAAAAGAGACAGATGGAAAAGGGCGTTGTTTTTGGGCGCGATATGCTTGGGTATGCCGTAAGAGACGGAAAGCTATACCTTATCGAGGACGAGGCGGAAATTGTCAAGAAGATTTTTCACAAGTACACAAACGAAGGGAAAGGTACGCACGTCATAGCACGCGAACTGAAAGAAGAGGGGTGCTTACCGAAAAGCCGTGTAAAGGAATGGTCGGCGCACGTTATCCTTACCATTCTGCGGAATGAGAAGTATGTCGGCGACCTTTGCCAAAAGAAGACCTACACGCCGGACTATCTGGATCACGCCAAAAAATACAACCGTGGAGCAGAAGAGAAGGTCTATATTAAAGACCATCATCCAGAAATCGCAATCATTGACCGCGATTTATGGAATCGGACGCAAGCGGAGCTTGAGCGGCGCACGATTACGAAGGAAATGAAGTCAAAACACAGTAACCGCTATTGGTGCAGCGGCAAGCTCATTTGCGGAGACTGCGGGAGCCGATTTGTCAGCCGGACAAAACACCTCAAGAACGGAACAACTTATAAATCCTGGCGTTGCATACAATCGGCGCGATTTGGCACGGTTAAATATGATCCCTATGGTAACAAGATTGGTTGCGAGGGCAAGTCAATCGGCGACAGAACCCTTAGATATATGGTCGCTTATACGGTCAATGACATCATGGCGCACAAGGGGGAAATCATCGCCGAGACAAAGCAGATCGTCAAGGCTCTGACCGCAAAAGCCCCGAAAACCGTAGACAAGAACAAAATCGAAAGGGATATTGAGAGCCTGCGCAAGAAAAAGCTGCGTATTATCGACCTGGCCGCCGAGGGCGCAATCTCAACCGCAGACATGAAGGAGCAGAACGAATACTATACGGCGCAGATTGCAGAGCTGGAAGCCAAGGCGGTTGAGGCGGAAAGGCTAACCATAACGCAGATGACGCAAGCGCAGCGATTTGAAGAGTACATCAAGCGCATTGAGAAGATGACTGAGGTCGATTTGGACGACGATGAAGTCTTAGGCATTCTTTTAGATCATGCAGTTGTCTACACGGACAACATAGTCGACCTATATCTCAAATGCTTGCCCTATGGTGTACGCATCAAATACAAAGCGTCTGGAAAAATGGACTTTTTCAAGGTGGAAATCGAATCATTTGAGCCAATCGAGGAAGAACAAGAACAAGATGCGCAATATCGGGACTGATACACCGATGTCGGTTAGCAGGCCCTTGAGCTCGGGATAAGGCATGGGCGTTGCGATCTTGACTGGATATTGCAGCTTTTTTTCATAGACAAACATCAGGCGTTACCTCCCATATCCCAAGGCCACGGATCATTCAGCCATTTGAAGCTTCCGGGTGTAATATCGGTCTGCATTAGCGGTCCGTAAGCCGCTTCATACTTCTCGCGCCCCTGTTGACCCAAGCGAATATAAGACCAGTAAAGGTCAAGCGCTTCACTGTCATTTGGATGCGTTGTCAGATACAGCCCCAGCTCGTCAATGGCAAAATCCAGCGCCATCAGCTCGCTCAGCGCCGTATTATCGGCGGGAAAACGGGAGCGCAGCTCCTTATGGAACGGCAGATTGAGTCCCGGAAACAGCGTTCCGGCGCGCATGGCGTCATTTTGCGAATAGCGCTGCGGATTATTGCCCTGCATCGGGATATAGGGAAAAACCATCGGCGCGCAGACGCCCGGCAGCATGCCGGACCCGTTTTCGCAGCCGACGGCAGACGGATTTGCCTGTGCCGCGGCGCTTTCCGCGGAATTGACATTGGTATTCTGGACCGGCTTTGTACCCGGTCTTGTGGCGGATTCCACGAAGTATCTCCTCCTCAAAGATCACTTGAGCCTATGCTCAATCTATCATATGCGGTCGAAGAAAAAAGGGAAACACGCTTTTCTTTTCCCGCAAACCCTGCTATAATCCGAATAAGGGACAAAATCCCACGCATAGCTTCTTTCGGGAGGTGGGATTTTGTTTTTAGCGGTCAATCTCCATAAACGGCTCTGGACCATCCCAGCCATTCTTTTTTTGGCAGGGGTCGTCCTGCACATGACCCAATCAGAGGCGATGCCCGCATTTCATGTACAGGAGCGCGAGTTTCCCGTTTATGTACTAGACGCGGGGCACGGCGGCGAGGATGGCGGCGCGGTTTCCGCAGACGGGTCGAAGGAAAGCGACGTCAATCTTGCCGTAACACTCGATTTGGACGAATTGCTCCGGTTTTTGGGATACAATACCGTATTGACGCGCAGGGAGGACGCTTCTGTCTGCTCGGAGGAAGCGGAGACGCTTCGGGAGAAGAAAGCTTCCGACTTAAAAAACCGTGCAGCGCTTGTCAACAGCGTTCCCGGTGCGGTACTGGTCAGCATCCACCAAAACAGCCTGCCGTCCGTGCCCAGCGTCCACGGCGCTCAGGTTTTTTACGCGAATACCGCTTTAAGTGATACGCTTGCGGCGTGTTTACAAAGCGTACTGAACCAAACGGTCAATCAGGGTAATGAAAAGCATGAAAAAAAGATAGATCCAACGATCTATCTGATGAAAAAAGCAGAATGTCCGGCAGTACTGGTTGAATGCGGCTTTATGTCCAACTCCGCAGAGGCCGCAATGCTTCAAAAGCCGGATTATCAAAAAAAGCTCGCCGTCGTGATTGCGGCAGGGCTGCTGGACCATGATCCGGCAGAGGGAGAAAACGCACCATGAAGAATAAAACGAGCGTGTTTTTCTGCACAGAGTGTGGAAATGAGGTTTCCAAATGGGCGGGGCGCTGCCCGGCGTGCGGAGCCTGGAATACGATTGTTGAGCAGGCGTCTCCCGGCACCGCCGCGCCGTCAGCGAAGGGGAGAAGCGCCATGCTTCCGCGCGCAAAGGCGCGCCGGCTCAACGATCTGGACGCCGCGGAGGAGCTTCGTTTTCCTACCGGCATGGGCGAGCTGGACCGCGTGCTCGGCGGCGGCGCGGTCAAAGGCTCTCTCGTGCTGGTCGGCGGTGCGCCGGGAATCGGCAAGTCGACGCTGATGCTTCAAATATGCTC